GTAGTTGGGGCTGATCTTGCCAATGTGAAAGCTGATTGCTGCACTGACAAAACACGACGTGCATAATATACACGCTCTGTCTGTGATCCTGCTGCTGTTGGTGCTTGACCAACTGCAATAAGCTGACGCTCTGTTGGTGCGATACCAAGAGCTCCAGCTGCTAGACCTAGAGTGTCCTTCTTTGTATTTCCTGTACCTGATGAAATGATTGTATTGTTTTGTGAAATTGTTGAAGTGTTAGCTGGATCGTCTGGTTGTCCGAATACAACTAGAACGTTCTCTAGTGTACCTTCTGACATTTCAGTTGCGATCATAACCTCCATCGCTGACTTGAACAGCTTTGCTGTATCAAGAAGCTGGTCGACAGTTACTGAATCATATGTTGGATTGTATGTAATCTGCAAACCGTTATTGGTAAAACCTACGTTTCTGTAATAGAAAGTACCAGAGTCAACTGCGTTAAGTGTAGTTGTATAGGATGTTCCTGTAGCAAATGCACCTGCGTTTGTTGTACCTGGCTCTGAGTTCTCGTATGTTGCGTATCCTGCTGATGTTGAATCGATATTCGAAATAAACAATGGGGATGCACCTACGAGAATGTTTTTAGCATTACCTGCGTTTTGTGCCATATTGTGTTTCCACCTCCTGGAATTCTTTGGTTATTAAATTGTAAATCTAAAAATCTTGGCTGGCTAGGCCTCTTCCCTCTTGGTACAATTTTAGTCCATTAAGAGTAAAAAGGCAAACCCCTAGAGGAATCTACCTTGACCGTCTGTAATTCGAGAATATTTAATTTCTAAAATGACCTCGGCGGCAAAGAAACCTTGAAGCTCTTCTGATGGAGCAGTTGGAGAGATATCTGCCACCCATATAGTATGAAACTTAAACTTGTCAGATAGGCCAGACCACTTATTGATATCTTTAGCCGATTCATCCATACGTCTAAATTCATCAGTTAGGTAGTTTCTAATCTCATTAATATCAGAAACTGAAGTTGAATATAGAGTAAGCATAATTTGCTCACAACATATTAGCCAGTTATCCTCATAAGACATTCCTATCTTGTCATAGACTATATGCTTCTTGCCGCTCAAGAATTGATTCATTTCTGCCGCCTGTTGAACTGGAATGATTGGAACTATATTTTCATTTAAATTATCACTCCAGTAGTCATTCTCATCAAATATGTTTCTTGAGGCAAGCTGGTCCCAAAGGTACTTCCTTAGTTCTAGCATTGCATCTAATTTATAATTAGCTGTCACATTGCACCTCCAAATGATAGGGTGAGGGCTGCATCAGCCTGAGACCTAATAGTGTTTGGTGAAAAAGAATATTGAACTTTTTTAATATTAGATGGGACAGCGAGTGCTTTTGTCATACTAGAATTAAATATTTTTTGAAATCCAGATCTCTTGATTGATTCGTTTACTAGTCTTCCGCTAAAAAATCTTGAATAAGCTAATGAGAATTGATTACGTGCTCCTGATCCGCCAGGTCTTTTTACTGTAACCGAAGCGCCTTTGGGCATGAATACAGTTTCTCCATTATATTCAAACACTAATCTATCTGAATTTTTTGGACGGATAACTAAAGGCTTACCTTGCTCCATTACTTCTGCTTTATTCATAAACATATGGCGTCTCTTACCTTTAGGCGCTGGAACCATAGATCTAGAAGGAAGAAATTCATAATTCATTCTAAACGATAATCCCTGCTCAGATATTTTATTTAATTTAAAAAGTCTTGCAGATTTATTTCCTGTTCTTTTCCACTCATATACGTGATGTAAAGATTTGGGTCTAGTTCTAGCAAGGGCATCTATGTAGGCTCCAAAATCTGCATCTATCTGATCAAATATAATTTTTGTAAATGCTCCCTGAAATGCCTTATTTGTTGTAAGCTTAGCAATCACTGCTGCTTCATAATATACAAATGCTGACACCTGAGCTACTGTGCTATCTTTTAATGGTCCGTTTTGATTAGCATACATCATTCCCTCTAGTCCGCTGGATGCCTGAATCAACATTGCGCTATTGTCCAATTTGCTGATTCTCCGATCTCTTCATAGATGAGTTGTATGCTATCACACGACCAAATGGGTCTGTGACTGGAGTTGTACCCATAACTTCAAACACTGTTGGAGTTTCTGTTGGGAAATTAATTTCATTCCAGATTACATTACCTTCGTTATCACAGATGTTTGTGACCTTTTCTCTAGCAGTTAATTTTTCTGAAGTTCTAACTTGAATAATTTGATCATTAGTATATTTGTTTGAGAATATCTGCTTGTCACTAGATCTAGTTGTTGCAGAATTGCTTATAACTCCTTTAGCATGACACGGTATAGTTTTATAATATGTCCACTCACGCACAATTGCTCCAGTGTCTGGATCTTGTGTCTCAAACTGTCTATAAACGTCCAGACTCATAGATAATACTGAGTCTATTAAATCGTTCATTATATAATTTCTACCTTTGTAACAAGTACGTACTCTGATAGAAGCTTATCTGCATATGCATTTCCAGTACCAGCATTAGCGTCACTAGTAAACTCAAAGTCCCAGTCAAATGTCGAGATAGTTTTGACATACTTATTTCTCCAGACTGTATCTTTAGCAAAGTAGTCTTTCATTAATTCTATCCCAGCCAATTCAACTTCGTCTGGAACCTTTTCCCATCCAAATCTACCCTGAACCTTATATGGAATTCCAGATTTAAAAACTCCATTACCATAATCATTAATGCTTGGAGGGACCATACCGTTTGCTGTATAAACTGTATTGTCTAACATGTTTGCACGATTAATTTTGATTCCATATCCAGTTGGAGTTATTTCTATTGGATAGTTCCAATTATCAATTTCATTAATTGTGTCTAGTAAAAGTACGTCTCTAGCATAAAGCTCATGCAATGTGTCAATTTTTGATGGCAATGGCAATATGTCTGAGTCGTATCCGTAAACAACTACAACGTCGTCATATAGATAAAAACTTTGCCCAGTATACTGTTCTATTTGTTTTCTAGCATACCTTTCAGCCTTAATAAGTTCTTTGTAAGAACGATAATTTGGATCTGAAGGATCTGTGCTAAATCCAAGATCCTGTACGTGGTTAAAATCTACATATGGAGTTACAACATATACTTCATCTACCCTAATTACATTTGTTGCGCCTATTGCGTATTCCCACTGAAGTCTAAGAGTTCTATTTCTATCTGTATATTGATATGGTATATACACTGTATATGTTCCAGGATTATTTTCATCCGCCACCGATGTTAATATTGTTAAAAGGTGAGTAGGGTTAATAGCTGGATTAATTGCAGGATCATTAGTTACATCATAAAGTTTTACAACAGGAGTAGTGTCTGGTGTAGTAATATCACCATTCCAAAAAACCTGATGTGTTATTGGGGACTGCGTCCTGATTAATACCTCTGCCATTTTATAGGCTTAGATTAGTTGTAATACTCCTGGACTTCCTTTGGAGTTGCTAATCTAAAGCCCTCCTCCTTATCAAAAATTTCTTGAGCCTTGTCTTTATTCATTGCTACAAACGGGTGATCTTTTGTAAATGTATGACCCATAATATCATATCTAAAGTTTGCTCTGGTCATTCTTACTAATACTGTGTCTGCTGGCTGTTCCGCCTTTGGATCAAACTTAGGTAATACTTCTACTGCCATATCGTCTTCGTCTTCTTCCATCTTCTCAATGGTCTTGTTATATACAGACCAAGTTACGCCCTCTTCTGCGAGTGCTGCAATTATGTCGGCTTTATTTTTTAGGCCTTCAGTTTCGACTGCAAAGTCTTCTGCAATCTTTTTTAATTCAGATACCTTCAATGTCTCAAATGACATATATATCTCCTAATTCTACTCAAATCAATTATAGCATTACTAAATTAAAATGAAAAGCCCCCAAAAATTAATTCGGGGGCCTTTCTTACGGGTTAATTCCTAATTAGGAAGCTACCTTAACGTTCTTAACAACGACCCAAGCATCTGCTTGCTCGATCTGGACGCCAACACGAGTATACATTGTGTACTCAATTGAGTCCTTACGTGGCCAGAAGAAACGGTAAACAGTTACATCACGCTTGATACCAATAACAACGTTATTTGGGAATGTCAAGTGGATATCTCCATGGTTACCTGTCTCACCTGTGTAGTCGCCATCTTGTGCTTCAGGAAGTAGTGGAACTTCAACAATCGGAATACCGAATGCGAATGGAGCCACATAACCTGCTGGACCACCTAGAGGCTGTACACCTTGTCCACGGATTACGCTTGAAGCGATATCCTGTGGGATAGTGTTGTTTGTTCCAATGCTGTTAGCATATAGGAAGTCTTGGATAAGGTTTGAACCTGCCAAGAAACGAAGGTCAGCACGGCGCTGCTTGTACTTACGTGGAAGTGCCTTGAGTGCTGAGTTGAATACTGCACGTGAAACGGCAGCTCCACCAGCATCAACAACGTGTCCGTTTGCCTTTGCCTTCTTTACTACACCATCAAATGCCTTGTATAGGTTATCTGATGATAGTGATGTATTTCCGTTAAGGACTACATCTTCAATGTCATTACCTGCCTGTGTTGCCATCATGCGGGCGATGTGATCTTCTAGATCTGCACCTTCAATATTGTCTTCTAGAGACTCAGTTGAAAGTTCCCAATCTAGACGAAGCTTCTTTGTTGAAAGAGAGATCTTAGAGAATGTTACTGCTGCGTTAGCTGCTGTATCATCACCTTCAGTTGCGAGCTTCATAAGCTTCTCGCCTACTGACATACGATCAATCTCAGTTGTATCTGCTCTCATTCGGACAGTACGTGCGACCTTTCCAATTACGGTTGCGTCGAACATGTAGTCTAGGAAGCGGGCAGATTGTTCTGGGTTTAGAAGACCACCGTTTCCGTTTTCGGATGCACGGTGTACACCAGTTCCGCCAGTTGCGGAAGCAAATGTACCTGTTGCAGTTGTACCTGCAGCAATTGTCTTTTCTAATGTTTCATTACTCATTTTATATTTTCACCTACCTTTTTTAGTTAAAAATTTCATTCACGGAACCGAGGAAAGAACCGTTCCACTTTGATTTTTTGATTGTTACTTCCTGAGACCCGCCAAGGTCCGAGGACTTCTTAATTGCAGTCTCTGATTCTACTGCATCGACACGCTTTTCTACGCCATCAATCGTGTTCTTGATATCTTCTACAGCCTTTGAAAGTGCTGCATGTTGTTCTGCCAATTCTGAAATTCGGCCATCGACGCTCTTGCTGAATGTTTCAACTGTATCTTTAATAGCTGAAACTTGAGCAGCATTTGCTTCTGAAGCCTTGTTTAGTGTATCCGAGAAAAAGCCTTTAAGATCGCCTAGCATCTTTGCAAAATCAGGTTCATCAACCATAACTTCTGATACGTCGGCTGCTTTTTCTAGAACTTCGGCAGAAGCGTCTGCTACTGCATCTGCAGGAGCTTCTTCAACAGCTGGTGCTTCCTC